ATCTACATACCAAGTATCTATATCAGGCATATCCTTTGAGCACTCTTTAACGACAATCTCTACAATATTTCGTATTGTTTGCATAGTTCTATTAGTTTTGTTATTCCGTGATTCTTTACAATGTCACTAGTGTCTTTACCTAGTAAACCATTGTGACTAACTCTAATTAGTCTTTTATCTCTATCACATAGAGTATTAGACATTTGTTCACCTGTTGGATCAGCATCGTACCATACATACACCTTCTTGAATCTTGTACATAAATCATCTAGAGTTTCCTGAGTTAGTTGACTGGCTTCAGTAGTTGGACAAACTGCATTTATACCTAAAGTAGAGAAGACCATTACGTCTTTAGTTGCTTTAGTTATGATTAGTTTGTTTCCTCTTTCTGGTAGCACAGAGGTACACTCTAACTGTAGATTGTAGTTGTTTCTAAACTTCATCTTTTTGTTAAGCGGACGGTATAGTTTAATTTTATCGTCTTCTATGTACCTGTAACAAGGGTCTCTGTCTGAGTTTATGTATCTAAGTTCACCATTAATCCAAGCTCTGTTTACTTTGCGAACATTGAACTTCTTGAGTGTCTTAAGATTGATGTTGTATTGCATCCAGTAAGCTAAATCTTTAGGACCATACGGCATGATCTCTACTTTAATTGTAGTGGCTGACTCAGTATCCTCAGGATCAAACTTAATAGTAGGTCTTGGGACATCTAACACATGCAGATTTGACATTTGATTGTAAATCTGTTGAGCTGTCAGTTTCTCACCGCATCTCAAGTTAGCCATAGTAAAACAATTATACTGCTTACTCAAGGTAAAGTCGTTAAAGACTAGTTGTCCTTTCTTTGTATAGAAGAAGTAACACTTGGGATTATTGTCTTCTCTGAAAGGATTTGTGTATGCATACTTAAGTCTTATCGGCTGGCCAAAATAAAACTCCATAATCTGCTCCTCACTGAAAGCCTCTAAAAGCTTGGGGGTGTCTATAACTGTTCTAAAATTCTCTAGATTCATGCTCTTCTTGAATAACAAACTAAAGGGGTACCTAAGCACCCCTTAGTCTGCTAACTAGTGGTACTTAAATTGAATTATCCAAACAAATCATCCTCAAAAGGACTTTCTGATTGTGCTGGTTTTGTAGCAGGAACATCTCCAAACGGATCATCTTCTGTTGTCCAAGGATCGTTACCTGACTCAAGCGTAGTTGGTTCTGCATCAGCCACATATTCTTTCAATTGGAAACTGTGACCATAGTGGTGCTTGTAGCCATACTGAGAGTCTGTAATTTTACCCTTTGTGTAATCGCTAATCTTAGCGTTTATCGACAAGAATAAACTATTCCAAACATCTTGATATTGACCGTCTTTAACACCCATAAGAACTTTAACACCACCTTCTTTCTTGTTGAAGAAATCAAAGAAGTCACGCAATTCTTTTACGTTACCCTTGATGATAGCTTTAATATCGTCAAGCATAAGTGCAGAGCTGTTGGTATCGATGTTACCGTAAGAACGCAATAGATTGTACAAATCTTCCTCACCACGCAAAGCCTCACGTACATTGTCCAACTTCAATTTGTTGTAATCAGCCAACTTGCTATTACGGTCTGACAAATCTCCAAGACTGTCTGCCCAAGTTACTTTACTGTGGTTGTCGATATACTGAGTTTTTCCAGACTGACTAACACGCTTTTGACTACTTACAAACAATGCAAACTTACCCAACAATGAAGTAGAGATGCTATCGTGATTCTTGTAGAAAAAATCAATACGTGTCGAATCTTCAGTAAAGTAGTTTGGCTCTTTAACTTTGTCTACATCTACATCATAAAGTGCTGCGATTTGCTCACGTGTAGGATTAACTGCTACAATTTTGATTGGTGCAATACCTGTAAACAACTTCTTGTTGCTTGTACTGCTTGCTCTGGTTTCTAAATTTTCTAAATTCATGATTTTGTTTAATTGATTTTTTTGGATTAAGAATAATACTCGTCGATGTAATCTGTTACAACTCTCAAGTCATTAGGAATACGGATTTGTGGAAACATACCTTGTGGTGACTTTGCTGGATACTTCTTCCAACGGTTAGTTACAAACTCGTAAGTTGCGTTGCCCTCATTATCTTCATCTATGTGAGTGTACAATGCAATTGTGAATAAGCCCTCTAACACAATTTGGTTGTCAAGAAGTTTACCTGCTGTCTTCATCTTGTAAGAAACGATAGCTCCATCGTCCATAATTTCTTCAGGATGGGAAAAGTAGAAAATTTTCAAATCCGAACGTAGTTTGCGGGCCTCCGTAAGTAATGTGACCATGTCCTTAGCCATTATGGAAAACTTGGTGAAGCCTGTTTCTGTGGCTTTCTTTACCATGTTGAATCCCATAATGTAGTTAGAATCTTCTAGTACTACATTCTTGATGTGTGGTGCCTTCTCGCTGATACTTTGTAGATACTTTACAACTTGCAGTGCTTCGTCTAGTTCTGCATAGTTCTTGTTTTCTGCATTGTACATCAAGTTGGAACCTTTAAATGGAAGTTCTTTACGAGCGATGTTGATAATGTACGTTTCTTTTGGATCGAGACTTTTAATTGACGTTGACTTCCCACTACCCGTGGGTCCGATTACTGCGATTAATTTGCTTGACATTTTTTTTTAATTTTTGTTTGGTTTATGTTCTTTTATATTATCCAAATCAATGTCTTGCTGTAATGCCCATCCATAGAATAGTGTGAACTCTTTGACCAGTGTCATTAAATCTCTTGTACTGTAAGGTTCATTTATTCGATAGGTAGATATCTCAGTTAGAGCATCGTTATTGGTCACTAGGTAGTTAAATAGCCAATCTTGAAAGTTCTCCTCTTCTTCGATTGACCAGTCAAATTGCTCATGCCAGTCATCTGTTAAGATGTCTACATGATCTAAATCAGTCCCTACTCTTGCACACATCTCTGTTAAGATGATATTTAGGTGGAATCCTACTTTAATTCTCTTTAGCATTTTTATTTGTTTTCTCTAAATTGTTCGTAGTATGCTCCAGTACTCATAGTCTCTGCACGAGGCAATTCCTGGAAGAAACCACTTGCTCCTTCAAAGTGCATACCTAGACTAGCATTCTCTAGCCCATAGTGTCTGTCTTTGAGGAATTTGAGACAACGATAGTTTCTTCCCAAAATAGATATGTCATATCCATTGTGAGTTTCTATATCGTAGCGTGATGGGTTGAACAGTCCTAACACTATCTCGTAATCTTGGTGTACGCCTTTGTTAATGTGTAGTTCCTCTAACGAAGGTTCAATCTTCTCTTCAATAAGATGTCCTTTGTTAGTGTATACAGCTTTCTCTGATGAGGGAGTCTGCTGATGTACAACTACATTAACCATTTGGAATCTTTTTGCAAAAATGTCCAAGATGTAGTCTTTAACCATAAGGTCAAAGGTTTGATACGGAGTGTACTTAATCTTACTATCAGGAATAGTTTCATTTGAAAGTAAACTGATATGATCGATGATACAGAACACCCACAAGTTATCTGACTTGTATTTGTATCCAGTAATAAGTCTACGACCATCAGGCATTTCTCTATAAGTATATTCTCCGATTTCAGGATTCTCAAAGTATGCTTTGATGTACTTTAAGATACCTGTGGGATTTCTAATGTAGTCCACACACTCTACTGTATTTTGTAAGGCATTGATATACCTCTCTGCTTCTTTAATTTTACTTAGTAAGTCAGCATTCACATTAAAACTACCAATAGATTTAAGTTGAGATACACTAATGTTTAGTTTGTGCTGTTGGTAGAGATAACTAGAAATGAATGATAACCAAAAGTCTGTTTGGTTTTCTTCTAAAGCAAAGTAAAATATCTTGACCTTGATATTGCTTTTATGTGTTTTCCTTAACACATTGTGTACTGTCAGATACTTTACAAACTTTGTTTTACCTACACCCGAAGATGCAGTAATGGCTGTAATTGAGCCTTTGGTGAATCCCCCATAGTGTTGTGATAGTCTATCAAATGGACCTAATATAGAAGTAATTCCTCCTTCTTCTTTGATACGTTTGTTAGTTTCTATTACGTTTACTAAGTCTTGGAAATTAACTGATGGATGCGACATAACTTCTCATAGGGGTTAGTTGTTCAGAATAGGAAAGAAAAAATTAAAGTATCGTGTGGCTTGTGTACCGTTTATTGTTGCCATTTCTTACTTCATCACACCACTTAGAGAGATTGCTTACCTGCACTCCGTTATGTACTTTGCTAATAAAGTAGTGAGCTTCTTGCACAAATGCCATACTGTTACTTCTCTTAAGATTTTCTAGATACAAATCTACTGCTGCTAGAATCTCTTCTTTGGTATAGTCGTACTCTGATAGAAACTGATGCATCTTTTTTGCAATTGCTTTCATGTTTCCACCTTTTCCTGCTACTCCAATCTTCCTAACACTAAACTTAAGTGCAAATTCATCAATCCAAGTTAACATTTCAGCAGGATTTGGAGATGTTACTTCTCTTGCTTTGGTTTTAGGGGCTTCGTTATTGAGATTTACACCACCAATAGACTCCTCAAGCCCTAGTAACTCTAGGGCTTTTGGTGTCCAAAATGTAATGTTTTTCTTAGTAACTAAAAGACCTTCATCATACCACGTTTGTAGGACTCCCTGCTTCTCCAACAGGCTCCACATTGTCTCGTAAAATGTCTTCTTCATTGTAGGTTAGTTGTTCTTGGTAAGAATTTTTCTTTAGCGGGGTATCAAAATTAGGTATGTGTTCTATAATTTCCAAATCAGATTCCCCAAGTTTTGCACAATTATCTTCGAGTTCTGCCCAATTCAATAGCGACTCTTCGTATGCCCTTTTTGCCAAAAGAAAGTCTGGACTTGTATCCAGACTCTCTCCATAGCAATTAAACGATAAATCTTTTTTATCTACCATTGTTTTCTTGTTAAAACTGATTTAGGTTTTTCGATAGTATCCTTTGGCCTATTCCAAGTACTTCCACAATAATGACAATCTACATACAGCAATAAACTGTTGTCAATCTCCACATCACTATAGCAACATGGACACATACCATCAGAAAGACAATCATCTACATAGTGTTGGTCCTTTAACATACTACATCCATCATCTTCTATATCTAGCTCCACAGGTTGTTGCTCTAGGCCCATTTCTCTGTCTTCTAGGTTGTATAGGTGTCCGTATACGTCACTAATGTAAGCATCTTGTGATTTGTGCTTTGCGTCTATGTACAATGTGTTACCAGTAGGAGTAGTGCATTTAATTGATTCTGGGTTATTTTCACCAAATCCTGAATAACCACTATCTAACCAAGAGTTTCTTCCTGCATAACTACCATAAGAACCATAAGAACCGTATGTGTACCCAGTGTAAGCAGGAATTTCTGCTTTGTGTTCCCATACTTTTTGCACACCCATCTTAAGTAACTCATAACCAAAGTTGATTGCATTCTCAAAGTGAGGTATAGAGATTACTTCGTCATCACCATGCTCGTTGATGTAACCACAACTTACGTTCATTGCTACACAGTTTACAGTGTCATACTTTTTCAAGCCACCGATGTCTGTACAGCTACCGTTGTTTTTGGCATAACCATACTTGTCCATGATTCCTCCAGCAGCCATGACAAACTCGTCACTACAAACGGTAATTCCATTTGTGTAAGTGATAAGGTCATTTTTGTAAGAGTTTCTGTCTAACTGAACAAGCATGCTACAATCTGCAAAGAAGTTCTTATCTGCTTTGTAAGTACCTATTAAGCCAATCTCCTCGTCTTTTGGGAAGAACAACTTAATGTTGTCAAACAAATCAAACATGTGTACTGCAAAGTATACACCGACTTTGTCATCTGCACCGATACCACACTGTTCTGCTTTGTTTAGGTCAAAAC